TCCCACAAGCAACCGCAGACAAGTCATCCCGCAGTCGGTCGCCACGGGCAAGATACGGTCACACACACAATCGTAGGAACGTGCGTGTTCTAAGGATGCTAAGCCTCTTCGGACAGATTCGCGCATGGTCCCCATTCCGCTACGTTCCCTTTCGGGACATTCCTAGGAATGCCGCTAGGTTTGGTTCTGTCTACGCTTGTCTATCCCTGGCAATCACGTCTCACGACGTTATTCCAGTTCCCTCAGAGACCTGTCTCAGGTCGTGTCGCCGCTGCGGGTTCCGGCACATAGGACACACTTGCAATGTCCCACTTTGAGCATGCGACGCTACGCATCGCATACCGCACGCTATCGAGTTATCAAGTTTCGGGCGGTCATCCTTAGGGCGGTTCCCCTGCCTAGGCGGGGGCCTTTCCCTTTGGAGCCTTTGCCTGGCCGGTGTTGCTGGCCTGACAACACGAACATTACGGGTGCTGGCGACCACTGTCAACACTTGCCACGATGCAAGTTTCGTTTGCACGTTCAAGCATCCCTGGCATGGCCTTTGATCTAAGGGGGGAGCGTGCGCGTTGCACACCCTGCCAGGCAATGTCAACTTTCCGAATCACACGGCGTGTCGTCTACAGAAAGTTACGAAACTACTTTCCGTAACCATCACCAATGTCACTCAGCGTGACCGCAGCTAAGGGTGGAATCTATACACAACGTAACCAAAGGGCGGGGTACTTGCCGTTTCAACCACACACGCCCGCACCCTGCAGGCTGTGGGTGTGTGTGGGTGGGGTTTCCCATCAGGTTGTTGTTGCTTGGTGTGGGGTGCGGGGTGTTGTTGCGCCCCTTTCGCCGTTGGCTCAGGGTCGTCTACCTGTGTGGTCCCGTTCCGAGGTGGTGTTCGGCGACTTCCGTCCGTCCTTTTCAGCCGTGTGCTGGCTGCTGCAACCCCGATATCGGCATCTTGGGGTCCAGATGCTCCGCTGCCCCCTGTTTGGTTGCCGTCCGTGTCGGGGGTTCGGGCCAGGTGCGATGCTGGCGTGCGCGTGGTGCCCCTCTGACGGGCGTGTGCCGGTGGCTGGCCGACCGAGGGGGTTTCGTGTGCGTTGCCCTCAGCACTTGTGGTTGCAGTGTATATGGGGCGGGTGGGATTGTGTGTGTGGAGGGGGTGTGTCGGTTGTCTGATCGTGATCGTGCTGCTGTGGCGCTGCGGGTTGCTGGTGCTTCGTTCGTTGAGGTGGCGGATGTGTTGGCGTTGGATGGTGCGGATGCTGCCCGTCGTGCTGTTGAGCGGGGTCTTGCTGCGGAGCGGGTGGATGACGGTGACAGGGACCGGCTGCGGTTGGAGACTGAGCAGCGGTTGATGGGGTTGCTGCGCCCGTTGTATGCGAAGGCGACGGATGCGGATGACCCTGAGCAGATTCCGGCGTCGCGGGCGGCGTTGGCTGTTGTTGACCGGCATGCGAAGTTGATGGGCCTGGACGCTCCGACGGAGGTTGTGGTGCACAACCCGACGACGACGGAGATCGACGCCTGGGTGGCGCAGGTGCTGTCGCTGGGGCAGGAGCAGTTCGCTGTTGAGGCTGATGTGCTGGGCGAGGTGGAGGCGTGACGTGGCGGGACAGGTTCCCGTTGGAGGACGTGCAGTCGGTGCCGTTCTCCAGGGATGTGCTGCTGCGGTTGACGGGTGTGGGGGTGCGGGCGATCTCCGACCATGCGCGTCGGATGGGGATGACACGGACGGCGTGGATCAGGCACGCGATCAGGGAGCAGTTGCTGGCCGAGGGTGTCGCGTATGTGCCGGACCTGGCCCCGCACACGGGCCGGTCGATGAGGGAGCAGGTTGAGCATGGTCGCCGTTGACGCCTACAAGGACTGGTCGCCTGCGGCGCAGGAGAGGGCGCTGCAACTGCTGCGGCAGCGCGCCAACGACACCTGGAGGCCGTTCTACTGCACGGATGATTCGTGCAACGGGAAACCGCACGGCGAATGGGGGTGGAACCATGCGCGGAAGGATCAGCGGCCACCGACGGACAACGACTGGTTGACGTGGCTGCTGATGTCCGGTCGGGGCTGTGTCGCACCGTGGACGCGGGTGTACGACCCGGTCGCCGACCGGCATGTGCGCGTCGATGAGATGCGGGCGGCGATGCCGGTGCAGACGGTCAGCGGGGTTGCGTGGACGGACGGCGGGTCGTTCGTGAAGGGCACCGCGCACATGTGGACGGTGGTGTGCGAGGACGGTTCCGAGATCACGGTGACCGATCAGCACCGCTTCCTGACTCCGCGAGGATGGCGGCGACTCGCAGATGTGCGCGTTGGACAGCCTCTCGCCGCAGCACCTCGCGCTCAGCAGCGGGAAGGTTCTTCCGACCCGTCAAGGTCGCGGACAGGTGGGCCGCGTTCGACGGGTACAACTGGAGGTTCTCGATCCGGTTGTCGGACGTGTCGCGGTTCCGGTGATCGACCACTTCCTGCGGCAGGAGGCGGCGTCCAAGGTGCCGCTCCATCACCAGGCGGTGTTCGCGGACGTATCCTGCGGCTGTTGCGTCTGGATGGTCCGGCATGTGGCGCAGGATGTAGCCGTCGCGGTCCACATGAAACCCTCCTGCCCAGAACTGGTTCCGGTGCGGCCTCGCCTTCGCTGGCAGCCTTGGCAGCCCGAGTTGCTGCATCCGTTCGCGGATCGTTTCCGCTGACACTGGGAAGTGCGCTGCGATCTCTTCGCAGGATCGTGTCCCGTCCGCGAGGCGGCGCAGCAGGTCCAGATCGAGCGGGACCGTCATCGTCTCCGCCTGCGCCTGCCGCTGCTGCTGGGTCTTCCGCTTTCCCCGCTGCGGGACACCGAGTGCCTCCAGCCGACGGCGTGCCGTCTGGTACGACACTCCTGCTTGAGCCGCAAGTGCTTTCAGTGTCGCGCCCTGCTGGTACTGGTGCGCTGCATGTTCCCAATCCACAGTTGGATGTTACCACCTGGACGCGGATTGTGTCGATAACGTACAGCCACTACGGCGTGTACTACGACCTCACCGTGCCAGGCGCGGAGCATTACCTCGCAGAAGGACTGTTCAACCACAACAGCGGGAAGACGCGCAGCGGGTCGGAGTGGGTGCACCGAGCCGCCGACCACATCCACCGGATCGCGCTGATCGCGCCGACGGGTGCCGACGCCCGCGACGTGATGCTGGAGGGCGAGTCGGGGATTCTGTCGGTGGCCCCGCCAGGGAAGCGCCCCCACTACGAGCCGTCGAAGCGCCGGTTGACGTGGCCCAACGGCGCGGTCGGGTCGGTGTTCTCCGCTGAGGAGCCTGACCGGCTGCGCGGACCCGAGCATGGCGCGGCGTGGCTGGACGAGGGCGCGTTCATGCCGTTGATTCAGGACGTGTGGAACAACCTGCTGTTCGGGCTGCGGCTGGGGCGGCGTCCCAGGATCATCGTCACCACCACCCCGAAACCGAGGCCGTGGCTGAAGGAACTGCTCGCCGACAAACGGACCCGCCTGTCGAAGGCGTCCACCTACGACAACCTGGACAACCTTTCTCCGGTGTTCGCGGAGCAGATCATCTCCCGATACGAGGGGACGCGGCTGGGCAGGCAGGAGTTGCACGCGGAACTGTTGACCGATGTCGAGGGTGCCCTGTGGACGTGGGAGATGATCGAGGAGAACCGTGTCGTGGAGGCACCGGAAGACCTGGAACGCATCGTTGTCGCCATCGACCCTGCGGGCACGTCGAAGAAGCAGTCCGACGAGACGGGCATCATCGTCGCTGGGAAGGCGAAGGGGATCACGTACATCCTTGAGGACAGGTCGGGGCGGTACACGCCGCACGGGTGGGCGGTCGCGGCGCGGAACCTGTACGAGGAATGGTCTGCCGATGCTGTCATCGCTGAGACGAACTACGGCGGGGAGATGGTGGAACACACCCTGCGGACATCTGGGGTGAAGGCGCGGCTGCTGAAGGTGAATGCGCGCCGGTCGAAGGCGCTGCGTGCGGAACCCGTCGTCGGCCTGTACGAGCAGGGGAAGGTGAAGCATGTCGGTTCGCTGCCGACCCTGGAGGAGCAGATGACGGAGTGGGTGCCGTTCGAGGGGCACTCGCCGGACAGGTTGGATGCGATGGTGTACGCGGTGACGAGCCTGTCCAGCGGTGGCCGTGCAGAGATCGCATCCCCGTTGCGGCTCGTGGTTTAGGGTGAGATCGTGCCGGAAGACGCATTGACATGGGCAGCCGCAGCACTCGTGGCTGTACTGGCCGTCGCCCGATTGACGAAACTCCTCACCGAGGATACGTGGCCCCCAGCCGCGTGGCTGCGCGACCGCTGGGTGGACAGGTTCAACGACAGCGGGTGGGGGGAACTGTTCGTCTGCCCGTTCTGCATGGCCCCCTGGATGGCGGTACTGGTCCTCACGACAGGATGGGTCAGCGACCTGCATCCTGCATGGTGGGCGTTCAACGGCTGGCTCGCAGTGTCCTACGTAGCCGCGATGGTCGTGGCCCGCGACATCCCTGGTGGTGAATGATGGCAGTACGGAAGACGGCGCGACCCTCGCCGCCCAACGGGTTCGTGGCGTCGGCGGCGAGGCTCCCCGAGAAGGGGCTGACCCGATACCACGGCAGCGAGCAGTGGATGGAGGAGGGCTGGCGGTACTACGACACCGTCGGTGAACTCCGCTACGTCGCGAACTGGGTCGGCAACGTCATGTCCCGCGCCGTGCTGAAGGCTGCCGTCAACGACGGCGGTGCGATGCGTGTCGCTGAGGAAGGCCCAGTCGCGGAAGCGATGGAAGCGTACTTCGGGTCGCTGGAGGGCCAGGCGGCGATGCTGCAGGCCACCGGCATCAACCTGACCGTTGCCGGTGAGGGCTACCACATCATGACCGAGGACGAGGAGTGGCACACACTGTCCTCCGGTCGTGTCACCCAGCAGCAGGGCACGCTGTACGCGGACTTCGGTGACGGGAGACGCCCACTCACCAAGAAGGAACTGTGCATCCGCGTGTGGGTGCCCCATCCCCGCGACCCTATCGCAGCGGACTCCCCTGTCAGGTCCAACCTGTCCACGCTGCGGGAGATCACCCGACTCAACCAGCATATCTCCGCGCAGTTGGATTCGCGGCTCGCCGGTTCCGGCATCCTGTTCATCCCGTCGGAGATTCAGTTCGCCGCACCCGAGGGCGTGGACCCGCAGGCGAACCAGGCAGATGCGTTCATGCAGGTGCTGGGCGAGACGATGCTGTCAGCGATCCAGGGCGGGCAGCGCGGGACAGCAGCGGAAGTGGTGCCCCTCGTCGTCACCGCGCCAGGCGAGGCGCTGGACAAGGTGCAGCACCTGACGTTCTGGTCGCCGCTGGACGCAGCCGTCCTGCAGATGCGTGATTCTGCGGTGAAGCATCTGGCGCTGGGCCTGGACACCCCGCCCGAAGTGCTGATGGGTGTCGCGGACGCGAACCATTGGAATGCGTGGCTGGTGGACGAAGCGGCGGTGAAGTCGCATCTGGAGCCGAGGCTGCAGGTGGTGTCCGCTGCGGTGACCACGAAGTATCTGCGGCCCGCGATCCAAGGGATCGTCCCGAACCCAGAGGACTGGCATGTTGTCGCGGACACGTCAGCGATCCGGTTGCGGCCCGACCTCTCCACGCAGGCCATCGACCTGTACGACCGTGGTGAACTGTCCGGCGACGCGCTGCGCCGCGAAACAGGGTTCGAGCCTGAGGACACCCCAGACCAGACCGAGTTCGTGCTGTGGCTGCTGCGGAAGACCGCGACAGGGCAGACCACGCCGGAAGCCACGATGGAGGCGCTGCGCCGCCTGGGCGCTGACCTGGGTCTTGCCGGTGAAGGGGAGACGGTCGGTATCAACGACGCCACCCGCACCGATACGGAGCCGCAGACGACACCGAGGGAGCCTCGTATCGGGCGGGCCATCCGCAGGCAGGAGCGGGTCGCTGAGGGGAGGGAGTCCGCTGCCCTCCTCGCCGCCTGCAACGCACTCGTGTACCGCGCATTGGAGCGTGCGGGGAACAAGATGTGCGACGCGAAGGCGAAAGCGAACGGGTTGGGCGAATATCCGGCCCACGAACGGTACATGCACCGCACCGGAACGTCCGGTCCCAGTTCCGTGACATGCCTGCAGGGTGCTTGGGACACCGCGACGCCGGTCCTAGGCGCGTTCACCGAGGAAACCTCCGATGTGATCTCCGTCCTCGACTCGTACACGGCGACCCTGATCGGCACGAAGGCCGAACATTCCGTGGACCGGCTGCGGAGGGCGCTGCGGGCTGCGGAGTTGATGGCATGAACCGTGAGGAGTTCCGCCTGGACAGGGTCGCGGTGATGGATGAGGTGTCGCTGCGGCTGAAACCGACAGTGCAAAACTACTTGAACGGTGAACTATCCGAGGATGAGTTGTACCTCGCCATCGAAACGGAGTTCGTGCGTGTCTGGGAAGCCGATTTCGGGTTGACGGACAACTGGCGGGACGCCTGGGACTGGTTCAAGGACCGTATCCGGCCTGGGATCGACGCTATCGGCGGCAGCACTGTCGCATCGACCGTCGCTGACTGGTTGGGAACAGCAACCGTCAACGGCGGCAGGATCGCACGCACCACGAACAGCAGGGTTTGGCTGTCGCGCAGGGACAACAGGGTGCGGACCACCCATCGGGAGGCCGATGGGCAGGAAGTGGGCGACCAGGAGCCGTTCGTCGTCTGCGGCGGCGTGCAGATGATGTTCCCAGGGGAACCTGTGGGGCCACCGGAGTGCTGGATCAACTGCCGGTGCGTCGCTGCGCCCGCGAACCTCGCCGCCGCTGCGGATGGAAACGGTATCGTGGCGTCCGTGGACGAACACGCAGAGTCCGGTCACGACCTCGTCTGGTGCGAGGGCCGACGCACGCCCGAGGTGGTCCGCAAAGGGCAGCCGTCGAAGAAGTGCGGGCCGGACAAGGCCGCTGGCAAGGTCGTCAAGCGCCGCGCCGCGACCGCCGACGAGGAGAAGACGATCCGCGACGGCGGCTGGGTGCGGGTATCCCCGAGCGGGAAGACACCGAGCGACCCAGGGTACAAGGAATCGAAGAAGTCGAAGATCAGGCCGCAGAACAACTCGCTGGAGGGCGACATGACCATCACCGAGGACGATGTTGCCGCATTCGCCCCAGGCGACCGGCCCGACGATGACACCATCGACGTTGAAGGCGTGGACGACGACATGCTGGACGACGAGGATTGGGAGTGGGACGACGACGAACTGGGCGGCGGCATGGAGGACGGCGACTTCGGTGTCATCCCCGACATGATCCCCTGGTACGGGGTGCTGGCACCGGAGGGCGAGCGATCCGGCGACGGGCGCAGGTTCTCCCCAGACGCGCTCACCCACCGCGACCTGCCGCTGCCGTTCCGCTGGCAGGAGTCAGACACCGGAGGGCACGACGGGGCGATCACCATCGGCACCATCGACAACATCTGGCGGCAGGACGGCCTGTACATGGGGTCCGGCCTACTGCTCGATTCACAGGAAGCCGACACGTTCGTCGGACAGGTGATGGTCGGTGCGGCCCGTGGCATCTCCGTCGATGTGGATGACGCGGAACTCGCCGCAGAGCCTGGCGAGGACGGCGAGGTGGAGTTCGCGAAGGGCCGTGTGTGCGCTGCGACAGCGGTCGCGATCCCCGCGTTCCCCCAGGCGTTCCTGGCGCTGGGCGAGTACCGTGGCGGCGAGTCCGAAACCGACGAGTACAAGGACTACACGCCAGAGCAGCGTCGGCGGGCTGAAGACAAGGGCAATGCAATGCCTGGGGGGTCGTACCCGATCAACGACTGCGAAGACCTGCGGAACGCGATCCAGGCGATCGGGCGGGCCAGCGACCCCGACAAGGTGAAGGCGCACATCCGCAAGCGCAAGCGCGAACTCGGCTGCGAGGAAGTGGAGTTGCCGGACACATGGGCGCTGACTGCTGGGGGCCACGAGTTCAAGCGGGGACCAGGATGGGTGACGAACCCGACCGAAACCCGCCGCCTCCACCATTACTGGACGAAGGGCAAGGGTGCTGCCAAGATTCGCTGGGGCACCCCAGGCGACTTCCGGCGGCTGCGGCGGGCGCTGGCGAAGTACATCAACCCGATCTACCTGAACCGGACGGTCGCCCAGTGGCATAAGGACGCACTGGGCTACTGGCCTGGCGAGTGCGGGAAGCCTGGGAACCCGCCGTGCGGCGAGTCCCGTGTGGCATCCGCCGATGTGGAGTCGGTGCATCTGGTGGCGGCAGCCATGCCGGAACCCCTGCCCTGGGAACTGTTCTCCGATCCCGGCTTCGACACCGTCACCCCGATGACGGTGAAGGAGCAGGCTGGGCACACCCGCATCTACGGGCACCTCGCCCCGTGGGACCAGTGCCACATCGGCATCCAGAACGTCTGCACCAGGGCACCCAAGTCGCAGCACAACTACGCCTACTTCCACACGGGCGCGGTGTACACCGACGAGGGCTGGCTCGCGGCTGGCGTCCTGACCTACAACACCGGCCACGCGGGCGGCGACCTCAGCGCGAAGGCGACGGTCGCCCACTACGACGACACCGGCACGGTCGCAGCCGACATCGTGTGCGGCGAGGACGACTACGGCATCTGGTTCTCCGGTGCGGTTCGCGATGGCGCTGATGTGGCGACGGTGATGGCCGCTCCCCCGTCCGGTGACTGGCGGGCCATCGGCGGCAGCCTGGAACTGGTGGGCGCGCTCGCTGTAAACGTGCAGGGCTTCCCGATCCCGCGCACCGAGATGGCGGTGCAGCAGGGCGTGCAGACCTCGCTGATCGTGTTCGGCACGCAGCCCGTCGTGCAGGTGGACGGTGCGCCTGTGGACGACAGCATCGTGGAGGCGGTGGTCGCGGCCCTGGAAGCGCGCACGGAGAAGCGGGGCAAGGTAGCCGAAGCCTCATCCGTGATCCGTGAGGAGCGGTTGCGCTTGCTGTCTGACATGATGTGCAACGAACCAGCATGCGCCAAGGAAGGCGGGCAGTAGATATGGGTTGCAACTGCGGCAAGAAGAAGAAGTTCGTCCATATCGCGAAGGATGGGACCGAGACTGAAGTGCCTACCCAGTCGGAGGCGCTGCGCCTGGTGCGCGAACAGGGTGGACGTTGGCAGT